TAGTTTGGTAATTTATAGATTATCTAGAGCTCCAGAACGTCGCATTTTCTATATTGATGTTGGAAATCTTCCAAAAGTAAAAGCAGAACAATATCTTCGTGATGTAATGTCACGTTATAGAAATAAATTAGTTTATAATGCAGATACTGGCGAAGTCCGTGATGACAAGAAATACATGTCCATGTTGGAAGACTTCTGGCTTCCTAGAAGAGAAGGTGGTCGTGGAACAGAGATCACAACTCTTCCTGGTGGACAAAACTTAGGCGAACTATCCGATATTGAATATTTCCAAAAGAAACTTTACAGAGCACTTGGAGTTCCTGAGTCCAGAATTGCGAGCGATGGTGGATTTAATCTTGGAAGGTCTTCAGAAATTTTGAGAGATGAACTTAAATTTGCTAAGTTTGTTGGTCGTCTGAGAAAAAGATTTGCGAATCTTTTTAATGATATGTTAAAAACTCAATTGATTCTTAAAAATATTATAACTCCAGAAGACTGGGATAAAATTTCAGATCACATACAATATGATTTCTTATATGATAATCAATTTGCAGAACTAAAAGAAAGTGAATTGATGAATGATCGTCTAGGAACTTTGGCAACTATTGAACCATATATCGGTAAATATTTTTCTGTTGAATATGTTCGCAGAAAAATTCTTCGCCAAACCGATGTAGAAATTATCGAAATTGATGCTCAAATTGAGAAAGAAATTGAGAATGGTATTATACCAGACCCAAATTCGGTAGACCCAATTACTGGTGAACCATTACCACAAGAAGGTGGAGATCTTCTCGGTGATGTACCTATGGAACCAGATTTGGAATCAACATCTGCAGTGACAGATGCGAACTTTAAAAAAGATACTAAATTAGCAGAAATATAAATAGAAAATATATCACATAAATTAATTTCATGGAAGATATTGTCGATTTGATTGCAACTGATAGTTCCGCCTCTGACATTAGTGGCAAAATTAAAGATGTTTTGTTTGCAAAAGCATCTGAAAGAATTGAGGGTTTGCGCCCAGAAGTTGCAGCAACAATGTTTGACGCAGGATCACAAGAGGAAGAATAATGGCAACAAAGGTTTTAGCAGGTGAATTAAATTTACCTACAGTTACTGGTGCTGCAACTAGTTTTAGTGAGGCAACTGTTGTTCGTCTTGTAAATACTGATACAGCAGCACATATTATTACGATTGTTGAAACTCAGGGTGGAACTGGAGTTGGATCAATGACTCTTCCTGGAGGATCTGTTGAGCAACTTGTTAAAATAGCAAGTCACTGTGTGTTCGCTGATAGTGCATTAGTCAGAGGAACAAAAGTAGGATTTACAAACTAAAAAAATGAAACTTATCACAGAAGAAGTCACAAGCGTTAAATTTATTACCGAAGGAAAGGGTAATTGTAAGAGATGCTACATTGAAGGAGTATTTCTTCAAGGAGACATTAAGAACCGTAATGGTCGTATGTACCCAATGGAGACCCTTTCTCGTGAGGTAGATAGATATAACGAGAACTTCATCCAAAAAGGTCGTGCTTTAGGAGAACTCGGTCATCCTGACGGTCCAACCGTTAATCTTGATCGTGTTTCCCATAAGATTATTTCTCTGACTTGTGAGGGAACCAATTTTATTGGTAAGGCACAACTTCTCTCAACACCAATGGGAAAGATTGCCGAGTCTCTCATTAATGAAGGAGTTACTCTTGGTGTTTCTTCTCGTGGTGTTGGATCTTTGAAAGAAGATCACAGAGGTTATAAAGTTGTCGGTGAAGACTTCATGTTGGCAACTGCTGCTGACATTGTTGCCGATCCTTCTGCACCTGATGCTTTCGTTCAGGGAATTATGGAAGGAAAAGAGTGGATTTGGGATGGAGGAATCCTCCGTGAGAAACTCGCAGAACAAACTCAGAAGAGAATTAATACTCTTGTTGATCAAAAAAGACTTGAAGAGCATAAGTTGAATTTATTCAACGATTTTCTATCAAATCTTTAATTTATAAATAAATATAGATTAATACACAAATCTAATAAATCAAATGTCCGTTGGTAGCAATTTACAAGAAATGGAAAACGTAGTAACCAAAGGGGCTAAGCCTGCAGAACCAATGCCTAAGTTGACCACAGGTATTCCTGACGGTCAAACTGTAGGTAATTGGGAAGATCTCGGTGGTCCTACTCCCGAGAATTACACAAACTCTGAGGACGGCCCTGCAAAACTCAAAGAACCTGGTGCATCACTTGCCCAAGTTAAGAATGTAGTCAACAAAGGCGCTAAGCCTGCAGATCCTATGCCAAAAGGCATGAAGGAAGAGGAGACTGAATTTGAAGGTGAGGTAGTTGCTGAAGAAGAAACTACAGAAGAAGAAGTAGTTACTGAAGAAGAGACCACCGAAGAGGAAGTCGTTTCTGAAGTTGCCAACGAAACTGGAGATGAAGAAGAATTCTCCATTGAAGAAGATGTAAATGCACTCTTCGCTGGTGAAGAACTTTCAGAAGAGTTCCAAGACAAGGCACGCACTATCTTTGAAACTGCAATTAAATCTAAAGTTGCAGAAATCAAAGAGCAAATTCAGACTCAATACGAAGAGCAACTCATTGAAGAAGTTGTTGCTATTAAGGAAGAACTGGTAGAGCGTGTTGATTCATACCTTGAGTATGTTGCTGACGAGTGGATCAATGAAAATGCACTCGCAGTTGAGAACGGTCTTAAGACCGAAATGACCGAATCATTCCTTCAAGGAATGAAGGGTCTTTTTGAAGATCATTATGTAACAATCCCTGAAGATAGATATGATGTGCTTGAGAGCATGGTAGATAAGCTAGATGAAATGGAGTCTAAACTCAACGAGCAAATCGATAGAAACGTTGCTCTAAATCGTAGATTAGCAGAGTCAGTCGCTGATGTAATTTTTGCAGAGGTTTCTGAGGGTCTTGCACTTACTCAGAAAGAAAAACTCGCTTCTCTTGCCGAAAATGTTGAGTTTGATAGTGAAGAGACCTATCGTGAGAAACTAGTTACTTTGAGAAATTCTTATTTCTCGGAGAGTGCAACTAGTGCTCAGAGAGAAGTTGCTGAAGAAGTTGAAACTGTAGAGGAATCTGCAGCAAGTGTTTCTCCACTTATGGAGTCATATCTTTCAGTTCTTCAAAGAGCTTCCAAGAAGTGATTTTTAGATTATAGTTCAAACTAACTTTTTTAAAAGAGGTAAAATTCAAATGCAGATGTACAATTCTGAACAACTGCAGGAGAAGTGGGCACCTGTTCTTGATTATGATGGTATGGATCCTATTAAGGATTCCCATCGCAGAGCTGTCACCGCTATCCTGTTAGAAAACCAAGAAAGAGAAATGCGCGAAGAGCGTGCATTCCTCAACGAAGCAGCACCAATTAACTCAACCGGTTCGTCAGGCGCAACCGCAGGTTTCTCTGGTGGTGCAGGAAACACAACCGCTGGTTTTGACCCTGTTCTGATCTCCCTGATCAGACGTTCAATGCCTAACCTGGTCGCTTATGACCTCGCTGGTGTTCAACCAATGAACGGTCCTACTGGACTGATCTTTGCAATGCGTTCACGCTATCGTTCGCAAGGCGGCACCGAAGCCTTCTTCAACGAAGCAGATACCGCATTCTCCGGAACTGACAACACTCCAGCAGCCGATTCTTCAGAAATCGGTGATCCATATGTATCTGGTTCTGACGGTGTTACTGTTGGTTTTGGTACAACCGCACAGTCAGGAACCAATCCTGGTCTTCTGAACCCAGAGAGCAACGCTAATCAACTTGCTTATAGAGTTGGTCGCGGTATGAACACTGAAGATGCTGAGGCACTCGGCACCGACAGCAATGAGTTCAACCAAATGGCGTTCTCGATCGAGAAGGTCACTGTTACTGCTAAGAGCCGCGCTCTGAAGGCAGAATACTCACTTGAGCTTGCTCAAGACCTCCGCGCTATTCATGGTCTGAATGCTGAAGCGGAACTCGCAAACATTCTCTCAACTGAGATTCTTGCTGAGATCAACCGCGAAGTCATTCGTACCATCTATAAGTCTGCTGAGTCTGGTGCTCAAGCAAACGTAGCAACCGCAGGTAAGTTTGACCTCGACGTTGACTCCAATGGTCGTTGGTCAGTTGAGAAGTTCAAGGGTCTGATCTTCCAAATCGAGCGCGATGCCAACGCAATCGCACAAAGAACTCGTAGAGGAAAGGGCAACATGATCCTCTGCTCTGCAGACGTTGCCTCCGCTCTGACCATGGCTGGTGTACTTGATTACACCCCTGCTCTGAACGCAAACCTCAACGTTGATGATACTGGCAATACTTTTGCTGGTGTTCTCCAAGGTAAGTATCGCGTATACATCGATCCTTATTCTGCAAACGTTGCTGCAAACCAGTACTACGTTGTTGGTTATAAGGGTTCTTCACCTTATGACGCTGGTCTCTTCTATTGCCCATATGTTCCCCTCCAGATGGTTCGTGCCGTTGGAGAGAACACCTTCCAGCCCAAGATTGGCTTTAAGACCCGTTACGGTCTTGTTGCTAACCCATTCGCTGAAGGCACCGATCAGGGTCTTGGTCGTATCACCACCAACTCCAACCGCTACTACAGAAGAGTACGTGTTGACAACCTCATGTGATCCATTTTCACAAGGTTATACTGGAGGGGCATATGCCCCTCTTTTTTTGTCCTAAATAAAAGTAAAAGTAAAATCAAAGTTATAGCGATGAATCCAACTCCTAGAGAAGCAAAAATTATTCATGAGCACTATGAGAGAGTCGTAGATCATCTCATTAGTGAAGGTTATACTCACAATAAAGAAGGCGCTGATAAGATCATCAGTGGTATGAGTGATGAATGGTACAGTCTGATTGTTCGTGACTGATTATGTCAAATTTTTATGATACACAATTAACCAATAGAAACTTTTTATCTCCTATTGGTTTTAAATTGTCTTTGGCAACTAAAGAAAAAGTTGATTTCTTTTCAAACACTTCCAAAATTCCAGGAATCACTCTTGGAACCGCACTTCAAGGAACAACTTATAGAATCCTTGATGTTCCTGGAGAAGAATTGGTATTTGAAGATTTTACCATGTCATTTTTGGTAGATGAAGATCTTAAAAATTATATGATCATTCACAATTGGATGACTGGTCTTGGATTTCCAGAATCATTTCAACAATTTAAAGATTTAACCACAAATGAAGAAGGTTTAGAAGACAAAAAACTTCAATATTGTGACGGAACATTGCATATTTTGAATAGCAATTATCGTGATACTGCTATGGTTAAATTTAAAGATTTATTTCCAACTTCACTTACATCGCTTGATTTTACAGCATCAGATACGGATATTAACTACTTTACAGCAGAGGTGACTTTCAAGTATACTATCTACAATATAGTTGATCCAAGTGGCAATCCTTTATGAATCTTGATGAAATTCAGGAAATGTGGCAGAGAGATTCTGTCATTGATCCTGATAATTTACATGATGAATCTTTAAAAATTCCTCAACTTCACGCCAAGTATTATACGCTCTATAATACGATTACTTTGTTGCGCGAAAAAGCAAGAGAGACTTATAATAGAGTTAGACT